ATTTATCATTTACAATCCTTTCTCCGACTTCCGCATACGCAGTTATCACTTCCATTCGTGAATTTTTAATTCTTTGTCCTATAATAGAACGGCAATCATCTATTAAATACTGATATTCTTCATTTTTTACTATTTCGTTTTTCATATCTTTTTATAAATTCTTCGTTTTCTTCTGCCGTTGCATCTTGTTGTCCTATAATACAATCAGAGCAGAAAAAGAACTCCGAACCGTTAATTATAATTTTTTCCAAAACTTCATCTTCTTGTGTTGGCTCACGACAAGCATCACACTTGCCTTTCTTTGTTTTTAATAGTGTTTGTTGCATTGTTTTTTTTGGTTGCAATCATAACAAAGTAATTGGTAATTCGCTAAAATTCCTCTTGCTTTTGGATTTGTGCTTTTAGGAAGTTTATGGTCTATCGTTAGATTTTCAGATGTTCCACACTTCGCACACTTAAAAGGTAATCCTTTTAATTCCGCCAATTCTTTTGCGTGAAGTTTTTTCCAAAATCCGCTTCCTTCTTTTGTTACTAAATATCCATAACTCATAAGTTTTTACTAAAAAGAGGACACCGCCGTTGAAAGTGATGTCCTCATCTTAATCTTCAACGGCTTTACTTAATTATACTACTATTTTTTTTGTTTTCAATCCTCAAAATACTTGTTTTCCAATTCTAAACTTGCTTGTCGCATCTCTTCGTTTTTATCTTTTCTAATTCCTTTCATCCTTGCCCAACTATCAGATGTAAATTCCGAAACAGTCCATCTTTTTTTATTGCCGTCCCAATGTTTAAAATAAACCAAATTGTTTTTCTCCAAAACTTCGTTAATTGGTTCTTCACTAAACCACGACAATCTTTCAATTCTTAAATTTTCTTTTCTTTGATTCATAGGGTTTTGCCTAAGCATCTTCCTACCTTTGTGTTTAAAAAGTAAGAAGAAATCAAGACTGAATTATGTGTTTAAAGATTAGTATGTAAGAATCAGGTTTTGCCCTCGCTCTATAATTCTATCTTGCGACCCCGCTCATTTAGTTCAACGCCCTTACAGGCAACTTCATCGGGGATTTAAATTATAGCTTCGCTTAACGATGGAGAAATAATACTTTTAGCGGTAGCTGTTAGGCAGTTCCCTAACAATTAAGTTCTGGATTCCACTAATCGCCTACTTTTTTATTTCACAGAAGATGTGAGCTTTCACACAGAGCTTCTAATGAGATAACTAATTGATTTAAATTTTTAAAACGAAACAAAACCACCATTGCTGGCGGTCTTGCCGTAATATCCACTTACGCATAAAGAAACTTGGTGAACACAAATTTCCTTGTGTGTAGGCAGATAATTAACTTGTATTTTGTAAGTGGATTTTTTCATAAGTGTTATTACATTTTTAAGTTTATCAGAAGCCAAACCCGTTGTCAAGTCCTGTGCATAAAATTATTTACTTGCAACCAAAAAAGTAGTATAATTAAAACTGTATGAAGCCACTACCAAATTCAGTTCAAAAACTAAAACCAATAGCAGATAAATACTTTTCTTTATACGCACGGACTTATTATTCAAAAGACGGAATTTGTGAATGTTATACCTGCGGTAAGAAGTTTCCAATTAAAGAAATTGATTGTGGGCATTATGTTTCAAGGACTTGCGGAAATTTAAGATATGATTTGAGGAATGTCCGACCACAATGCAAATGGTGCAATAGATTTTGTGAAGGTAAAAAAGATGAATTTAGTTTACGATTAGAATCAGAAACGCCTGGAATTTTGAAAGATTTAAACAAGTGGAAATATATAATTGTGCCCTTCAAAGTTGCCGACTTATTGGAAATCATAAAAGAAAATAAAGAAAAATTGAAAGTCCTTGACAAATAATCTTCTAAAATTGTATAATTAAATAAATTAGTATTTCTCTCGTAAGGGTCGTAAAATAAATAATAAAAAATTTATGCCAATAACAAAAGAGCAGTTATCAATTAAATTACAAGAAATTAATCAACAAATACAACAACTTCACGATGAGGGTATGGGTATTGTTGGTCAGATTAAACTTTTAGAAGCTCAAGCAGCTGAAAAAGCAGTTGAAGCAAAAACCACCGAAACACCTAAATAGTTTTCGGTTTTATTTTATGATAGAATTTATATTAGGTTTAATAGTAGGGCTTCTCGTTAATCCTTTCAGAAGTGAAACCCAAGAAGTCTTAAAAAGATTTAGTAAAAAACTTCCACATAAGATGGGAAGTATTGAGGGTCTTAGCGAAGAAGAAGAAAATTTTAATAATAGTTTAAAAAGTGAATTACCCAAAAAAATATTATGAGCAATAAACATCCGAGTTCAACAGAGATAATTAAGCAGCAACAAGAACAAAAAGTAAAAAACTTTACATCAGATTATTATACGCTGTGTAGTAAGTACAAATTACAGATAGTCCAATCACCCCTATCTATTGCTGATTACATCCCACCAGAAGAAGTTAAAAATGAAGAACCAAAAGTTGCAAGCACTAACTAAATTTGTAGTAATCAAACCCATAGAAACAAAAGGAATGGCATTGGGTGGTGAGGCTCTTTTAGAGGGAGAGGTTTTATCTATTGGCAGTAAGGTGGAGGACATAAAAGTAGGCGATAAAGTAGTTTTCAATAAAGGACACGCTATGGAATACACAATAGATGGAGTTAATTGTTATTTTATAAATTATGAAACTATTTTTATAAAGAAATGAATAAAATAATTCAACTCGGAAACGAATCAAAAGTAAAGTTATTTAAAGGCATCCAACTGGTTTACGATTGTGTAATTTCAACCTTAGGAGTAAGCGGACAAGGTGTAATAGTTGATAGGGGGTTTTTAGTTCCGACAGCCAGCGACGATGGCGTCACGATTGTTAATAGTTTAACTGGCAACACGGTAGAAGGTTTAGACGACGTAGAGCGACAAGGTGTGGAGTTGATAGCCGAGGTCGCCAGACAAACCAACAAAGAAGCCGGCGATGGCACAACAACCTCAATAGTTTTAGCTCACGCATTAGTAAGCGAAGCAATGAAATATGCAGGCAATCCTATTGAGTTAAAAAAGAGTTTACAACAAGCCAGTTATAAAGCAGTTGATTTATTAAAGGGAATGTCAAAACCCTTAAAGACTGACAGAGAAATTTTAGAAGTTGCAACATTATCAGCTTCTTCAAAAGAATTGGGACAACAAATAGCAGACGCTTTTAAATCAGTTGGAAGAGATGGAGTAATCTCAATTGAGGAAAGCCAGTTACCCGAAACCCAAATTAGCACAGTAGAAGGATACGAAGTCGCCAAAGGATTTGCAAGTTCTTTTATGGCAGACGGAGGCAAGGCAGTTCACGATAATGTCAGAGTTTTAGTAGTAGGAAGTAAAATTGATAATGTCCCAGAGATAGTACCGATTTGCGAGAAGTTGATGAAAGAAAAAATAACAAATTTTGTGTTGTTTTGTTCGGAGATAGACGCTCCGGTTCTTAACACAATTTTACTTAATAGAAATTTAGGAAACTTTAAATGTCTTGTAGTAAAAGCCAATAGTCAAAAGCAAGAGATACTTCAAGATGTGGCATTAATAACTGGAGCTAAGTTTATTTCAAACGATGCAGGTTCAAAGCTGTCAGAAGCAGAAGTTAAAGATTTAGGTTTTGCAAGAAGAATTACAGCAACCGCAGATAAGACAATTATTCTTAATGGCAAAGGTAACCCTAAAAAGAAAATTCAAGAATTGAGAGCCGAATTAGAAACCACAACAGACGATAATCAATTTGATTTGATTGAAAAACGAATAGCCAGACTTGATAATAAAATTGCAGTTATATCAGTTGGGGCAAAGACTTCCAACGAAATGCAACCTAAGTATTTAAAAATGGAAGATGCTGTTAATGCGGTAAAGAGTGCGATAGCCGAGGGAATAGTTCCAGGCGGAGGTATGGCGTATTATCATATTTCAAATAAATTATTAGGAAGTACCGTTGGAGATTCTATTTTGAGAAAGGTATTGCGAGCACCGCTAAAAGCTATATGCGAAAACGCCAATGCAGATTACACAGAAGTTTTACTTAATATGCCTGAGGGTAAGGGGTTTAATGCTGAGACTTGCGAATATGTAGATTTATTAAAGGCAGGAATAATTGACCCAACTCGTGTTGAGAGGGTGGCACTTGAAAATGCAATTTCTTTCGCCGTTTCGTTTATCGGGTCAAAGGGCGTTATAGCTTTCGGTAAAGATGATAAAAAAATAGAAGAATAATATGTTTAATTTTATAACAAGAAAAACTTATATTAGTAGTTGGCGTTGGCAAAACCCTGCTAAAAAGATTTTAGAATATGCATATAGCGAGAAAGATTTTTCCGTTAAAATTTTATACGAAGAAAATAGATTTTTAAGAAAGAGAGTTTATTTTCAAATATCTGGTGGAACGGAATATGAAATAGAACATTTTTTTACTTTTATGTATTTAGATAAACTATTTAATGGAAAAGATTTTTCGGATATAATATATGAAGTTCAAAGAGATAAAATGGGTAATATAATCAAAGGCAAGTCAAAAGTTTCGGTAAAGATGATAAAAAAATAGATGATTGATAAAAAGATTTTAGATGTTAGAAAGTTTAACCTTATCGGAAGCGATGGATATTTTTCAATGGTTAGAATAAAATACATTGTAGATAGCTATGAAAATTTAATGCGAAATAAATGTTTGTTTCAAGTGGCATATTTGTTAATGACCGAGAAACAACTGAAAAAGTACATAGAAAAGTTAGAAGATTGTTCAAGGGGGGTTGGTTTTTATGGAGGATTTACTCCACCACAAATATATTACAAAGGATTAAGATGTATAACAAATAAAATACTTAAATGTTTAAATGCTCCCTCTGTAACCAACCAACCAATAGTATAACTTATAGACCAAACGGATTGAGGGTTTGTGGTGGTTGTAATAATAGTTCAAGGAGTGGAGTTTGGGAGAGAAATAATCAGGCTGAGAGAAATAAATATGCCCGTGATATACTTCAACCAGGCACGGCTGGCTATGAGGAAATTTATGGCAAAGAAAAAAAATAAAAAAGACTTAATATCAACTGACGAAATAAACCCTAATCAAGAAGTATTTTGTGAAGTATATGCAGGTGGTGGCGATTTTTTTGGTAATGGAACAAGAGCTTATATTATTGCATATAAATTAGATATTCCCGCAGATGTTGAATATGGAGCATTAAATTCAGACCAAAGAAAGATATATGATTCAGCCTCTGCAATGTCAGCCGCACTATTAAGAAATGTTAAGATTCAGAGAAAGTGCAATGAGTTGATTGATAGGTTAATTGAAACTTCGGTTGTTGATAGAGAATTGGCATATACGATTATGCAACGAGGAGAATTGAGTCCAAAAGTTTCTGCCATAAAAGAGTATAATCAACTTAAAGGAAGAATTACTACTATATCTGAACAACGAAGTTTAAATGTAAATATAAACCAGAACATTCCCGATGAACAGGTTGACAGATTGGCAGAGGAGCTAATTAAAAGATTAAAAGATGGAGAACCAAACAATAACAAAGGAACAGATAATACGAAGAGCTGAGGAAAAAAGTCCGTATGCTTTTATTAAGATAAGAAATATAAAGAACGAGGCTGGCTTGCCATTAGAGTTTGAAGATAGACGATTTATGATAGATATTTTAGAGGATATGAGTCCTTTACAATGTGTATTAAAAAGTCCGCAAATTGGGGCTACTGTAATTTATACAATAAAAACATTTTGGGTAGCCAAGTATTTACATAAAGATATTATTTATACATTGCCAACAGTGGGGGATATTGTAGATATGGTTGGAGGAAAAATTAATCGCATAATCGCACAGAATCCTATTTTATTAGATTTTATAAAAGATAGAGATACTATTGAGCAAAAACAAGTTGGTGATAATATTATTTATTATAGGGGAACTTGGACAACTAAACAGGCTATGATGGTTTCATCGCAACTAAATTGCCACGATGAAATCGACGCCAGCAATAAAGAAGTTATAATTCAATACGAGACCAGGCAACAGGCAACTACAAATGGACAAAGATGGTATTTTAGCCACCCTTCAATAGTCGGAGCCGGCATTGATGCTTACTGGCAAAAGTCGGACCAAAAAGAGTGGTTTATACATTGTACCTTTTGTGATAAATGGCAATTTTTAGAATTCCCCGATAGTATTAATCAAGAAAAACAAATATATGTCTGTAAATTTTGTCAAGCAGAAATTAGTGACCAGCAAAGGCGTAAAGGGCAGTGGAGAAAACGATATCCACAGGCTGAATATAGTGGATATCATATTTCTCAACTTATTTGCCCATGGATTCCCGCTTCGAAAATTATCAAAGACTTTAAAGAAAAAGAACCACAATATTTTCATAATTTCGTCTTGGCACTACCATATGCTGACGCTCAAAGCAAAATTACTCTTGAGACGATTAAAAACCTTTTAACCGATGAAAACAAAAGAAAGGGAAGAGTACTTATCGGAGTTGATACAGGAATTAAAATAAGATATAACATAGGCGACCAGAATGGACTATTTGACACAGGTGAAGTTGATAATTACGAGGACTTGCAAAGAGTTTGCGACAAGTATAAAGACTGGGTGATGGTAGTTGACCAGGGAGGAGATATTATAGGTGTTAGACAGTTTCAAGAGAACAACCGAGGCAGAGTATTCTTGTGTTCGTTTAGGCAAGATAAACAATCACAGAACTTAATCAAGTGGGGCGAAGGAGAAGAGTTTGGCAGGGTAGCTTGTGATAGAAACCGAATGATACAGCTTGTGGTTGATTACATGAACGACCGTAGAATACCCTTATTGGGTGACCTTAATAAATGGTGGAATTTGTGGATTCACTGCTCTCATATTTTTCGCACAGTGGAAGAGGACAGATTGGGAAACTTAGTTTATGTATGGCAGAGGTCTGACCGAGACGATTGGTTTCTTGCACTTGTGTATTATGTTATTGCATTAGACCGATTCGCAAGTAAAGATACTACCTTTGAGGGAAAAGAAGATGCCCCAAAAATTCAGGAAGCACCAGTCCGAGACTACACGGGACACACGGGCGGAATTATCCTTACTCCACCATCAATAAACAAAAGAAGTGATGATTACCGTTATGCAGGAGATTAAACAAGGATTTGTAATTGTAGAGTTGTCAGAATTAGACCAGCAATCTTTTTGTTTGTTTCAGAAGTATTATCACCAGTTTTATAAATTTATTGATAAGAAAGTGTTTGAACCAGACTTTACTGGACAAGTTATATTAGATATTTTAAATGGTGAAATTAAAAATCTTAAAAGAGATGAAACATGGCACTACTAATCATTTTCATTGCATAAAAGATGGTTGTAAAATAGTAATCCATTATAAACAACCAAGATTTAGAGTAGTGCATATTAATTATGTTAAATGTGAAACTCACGGTCGGAAAATATGTCGTTGTGGTTGGGAAGTTGGGTATCATTTTGGAGAGTGTAGTAAAAAGTTGTTTCCAAAGGGTAAGCAAGATTTGACACAGTGTTATAAAGTAGTATAATTAAGAAAACAATAGCTATCTCCTACACGGGAGCAGCCGAAACGCTGCTTTTTGTTTTGCTTATTTCAGATAGGTTTATGCTCTTACTCTTAATGAGTTCACCTATAAAAAAGAGCCAAGATATGGCTATGCCTTCGGGTAAAAGCCTTTCTAAAGTAAACAATTATTTAATAAAACTACTTTGGGAA